GATCAACTCAAGCACCAATCACGTTGAACAATAACTTTTTGTCAACGTGGCGACTGTCTATAGTTAGCGCCTTAGCTGCTACTAGGCATCGCCGAGTAGCCCGTTAGGGTCTAACTACAGGAAAGAAGAAATGCTAGGTACCTCCCTTGTGGTGACTCTTGATGGTTCCGGTGGAACCGCCAAGACCCTCCCATTGATCAACCAAGATGGCTACAGCGCCGAGTATTTTCTCGACGACGTAACCGTTACTTACCGCGCGAAAGTGCGGCACAGTAAGGATCGAGTCCCCGCGGGGTCGCAAGCCTATGATCGTCACACTGTGACGTTCACTCGGTTCACGAAACCAACGGAAGCTCTTCCTCTCGGTTCTCTCTCTGAAGTCACCTTCACGATCAGAAATGATCCGAATGGTGTCTCCTCTGAGATCATCGACCTGTCCGAGGCCATGTCTTTTTACATGGTCAAGGCTGGTGGCATCGCCACCAAGCTTCTCGGTTGGGAATCGTAGATTCCTAAACGCCGGACTAGTCTGCATCTGCTTCTGCAGACGCTAAGGGAGTACATAGCCATAGATCGTTAACCACACCTGTAGTAGGAGTGCTACGATGAAAAGCTATGAACACTTCTTCCTGGGTCTCTACGATGCAATCCTCACGGATTGTATCGACATGTACCCTTCCCTAAGACAGAGTATTGGGTATGATAAAGCCCGACTACTCTCTCTTGTCGAAGCAAGAGGGCTATCGTTCCTTACGATAGACCTTCCCGAACTAGGTAAACATTTTGAACAGTGTTTAGCTAGCGGGACCTTCACCTCACCACGGTTACCAGGTGGAACACCTGTTAAGCGTAGAGGGGGTATAATCCCGAGACTTTTCTCGGGGATATACCTAAGGATCTTCGACCTTAGTGGGATGCTTCGTGTCGACGCAGATGTACACGCCATCCGGGTCCTTCGTCAGCTGTGTTATACAGCCAAGAAGGCCAAGCTGGAGTGTTCAGATGATAGAACGCGACGATCAATTGTCGAGTTCTTCGACGTCGACCGGGGAGTCCGATCTTCGACCCTTAATTGGGAAGAAGATGAGCTCCGAGGACTTGGAAACGACAAAATCCATTTTGGAAAAGGTCGTTTTAATCCTCACGATGATCCTACCCTTTTTCCGGAAGAACCGGAACAAGGACAGTTAGGATCACCGTCTGTCTCCGTTGACTGGGAGCGACTTAACCACATACAAGTCGTATGTGATATAATCGCTACCCAGCTGGGGTTCTTCGACCCCTTTGAATGGAGAACAAAGCATGGACCAGGTGCTGTTGCCGACCTACGTGTTGGGAAGGACTCAAAATATGAGTTCCCCAACTGGCCGAGCAAGCTCGAAACATCTTTTCCTCTTGCGGACTTCGCTTTCGCGAATTATTCGCAATGGGCGAGTGATGTTTCACGTAAGGATGGACATAACGGGAGATTTTCCCATCATGAGCCACCTTCTCGACTCATATCTGTAC